CGAACACTGCGTATTTAGAAGGTAAGAATGTTGTACAAATTTTCTTTGAGGATAATGTTAAAGTTATTCAAAGAAAACACCTTACATGTTTTACTGGAATTGAATTGAGTCAACTAGGTGATAGAAAAGATGAAGTAAAAGAAGTTATCCCTAGATTTCAAGATTTAGAAGGTAATTTAATTCTTAAAAAGATGTCTAGTGATGGTACTACTATTCCACACATCAAACAATACTTACGTAAACTAATTTCATCAGGTATCAAACCAGATATTGTATTTGTTGATTACATTGATTGTATTCAACCAACAAAACAATTCAAAGATGAATATAGTGGAGAAGGAAACGTTATGAGACAATTCGAAACTATGTTAGCAGAATTAGATATTGCTGGTTGGACTGCGGTACAAGGTAACAGAAGTGCAATTGGTGCGGATTTGGTAGAGGCGAATATGATGGGTGGATCCATTAAAAAGGGACAGATAGGACACTTTATTTTATCAGTTGCTAAAACTTTAGATCAGAAAGAAGAAGGAAGAGCAACATTAGCCATTCTTAAATCTCGTTTTGGTAGGGACGGAGTTGTTTTCGATGACATTGTATTTGACAATGGAACATTGACTATCGACACAAGCGAAAGTACAGACGTAACACTTTTACAACACGAAAAAGGACAGAAAAAGAAAACGTCTGATTTTATCGCACAAACGATAGAGAAGAAGAGGAGTTCGGTAAATAATAATTAATTAAATAGGGAAGATTTTTTGATGGTTTAGATGATAAGTCATTAGGGAATTCTCACCCCTAAAAAAAGGAAAAAAGTAAAAAAATGGAGTTATCAAACAAAATTTTATCAGACATTACGGTGTATATGAAATACGCCAAATATCTCCCAAAAGAAAATAGAAGGGAGACATGGGAAGAGTTAGTAACTAGAAATAAAGAAATGCACCAAAAGAAATATCCTAATATTAAGGATGAGATTGAAGAGGTGTATCAGATGGTATACGATAAGAAAATTTTACCATCAATGAGAAGTTTACAGTTTGGTGGTAAGCCGATAGAGATTTCACCTAATAGAATCTATAATTGTGCGTATCTACCTATCGATCATGTAGACGCATTTTCAGAAACAATGTTTTTATTATTAGGTGGTACAGGTGTAGGTTTTTCAGTACAGAGACATCACGTTGAAGCTTTACCTGATATTAAGAAACCAAATCCAAACAGAAGTAGAAGATATCTAATAGGTGATTCTATTGAAGGTTGGGCAGATGCAATTAAAGTATTAGTAGAGTCTTATTTTGGTGTTAAATCATCTACACCTATATTTGACTTTTCAGATATTAGACAAAAAGGTGCGTTGTTGGTTACTTCAGGTGGTAAAGCACCAGGACCTCAACCACTAAAAGATTGTATCCATAACATTAAAAAGGTATTAGATGCGAAAACAGATGGTGATAAACTTACACCTATTGAAACACACGATATTATATGTCACATTGCAGACGCAGTTTTGGCAGGTGGTATCCGTAGAGCAGCGTTGATTAGTTTATTTAGTGCAGATGACGATGAGATGATTTCTTGTAAGTCAGGTGCGTGGTGGGAACTTAACCCACAAAGAGGTAGGGCTAACAATTCTGCGGTATTACTAAGACATAAAGTAACTAAAGAGTTTTTCTTAGATCTATGGAAGAGAATTGAACTAAGTGGTGCGGGTGAACCAGGAATCTATTTCTCCAACGACAAAGATTGGGGAACTAACCCTTGTTGTGAGATAGGTTTGAGACCTTATCAGTTCTGTAACTTATGTGAAGTAAACGCTTCAGATATTGAGTCACAAGAAGACTTTGAAAAAAGAGTTAAAGGTGCTGCGTTTATCGGTACATTACAAGCGGGATACACAGACTTCCATTATCTTAGAGATGTTTGGAAAAGAACCACACAAAAAGATGCATTAATCGGTGTTGGTATGACAGGTATCGGATCAGGTGTAGTCTTAGGTTATGATATGAAATCTGCGGCGAAAGCGGTTAAAGAAGAAAATGAAAGAGTTGCTGATTTAATTGGTATTAATAAAGCAGCAAGAACGACAACAGTAAAACCATCAGGTACGTCATCGTTAGTTTTAGGTACATCTTCTGGAATTCATGCTTGGCACAATGACTATTATATCAGAAGAATTAGAGTAGGTAAGAATGAAGCTATTTATACTTATCTTTCTATTAACCACCCAGAGTTGGTTGAGGATGAAGTATTCCGTCCACACGATACTGCAGTTATTTCAATCCCACAAAAGTCACCAGAGGGTTCTATTTTAAGATACGAGTCACCTTTTGAACTATTGGAAAGAGTTAAGAAAATCTCACAAGAATGGATTAAATATGGGCACAGAGGTGGACAAAATACACACAATGTATCTGCAACAGTATCTTTAAAAGAAGAAGATTGGGAACTTGCTGGTGAATGGATGTGGGATAATAGAAAACATTATAATGGATTATCAGTATTACCATATAATGGAGGAACATACCAACAAGCACCATTCGAAGATTGTGATGTAGATACATATGAATCAATGATGAAGTCATTATCTAGTGTAGATTTAACTAAGGTTATTGAATTACAAGATAATACTAACCTATCTGGAGAAGTTGCTTGTGCAGGTGGGGCGTGTGAAATCGTATAGTTATGACAGTAAATGCATCATCAGATTGGGTACAACAATTATATGTTCAGGAGATTAATAAAAAGTCTCCTGAACCTGACTTCTATAAAGATAAATTTGGTAATGTAGTAATGACTGAATCTTATCATTTAAAAAGAGGTAGATGTTGTGGTAATGGATGTTTACATTGTCCATATGAACCGCAACACCAAAGAGGTAATACAAATGTTGTAACAAAGTAAGGGTAAAAGCTTACAAACTTAGTAATAAAGTCAGCCTAACCGCTGACTTTTTTATTTTAAAACTCAAAATCTTTTGAGTATAAATATTTAATCATTTCATCATCTTTTTGGGTAAAATTACCTGCGTATTTTATAATAGTCGAATTTTCATCTTTGTGGTGATTAAAACCTAACATATGAAACATTTCGTGTTTTATAGTAAGTTGTATTTCTTTATCACTAAATTGAGTGTCTATGTGAATTTTTGAACTAATAATTAAATTATCTTCATTTAAAGATTTTTTAACATAAGTTGCACCTAAATTATTAGAATGATCTGACCAATAAAATAATTTTTGATATTCATCATCCGTTAAAAAATAAATGACTGTATTGGCATCTTCTATATTATTAACAATACTAATTTCTATAGTTTCCATTAAATTGTTGAAATGGGATATATTTTTATTTATGGTGTTTTTACTAACAGAATCACAATCACCATAGATAAAAATTTTAATATCAGACTCCCATCTTTCAGATTTTGTTATTTCTAAAATGTGATCGTGAGTGAAATATGTTTGTGATATAACTTTTAATGGTAATAAAAATAGTAATATAATAATTATATTTTTCATATTTTTTTTATATTTATATAACAAATATAACAGTTTTTTTTGAACTGACAAAATTTTATGAGAAATTTATTAGAACAATTAGATAGGATGAAACAATTAATGGTGTACGAAAAAGGTTCACCGATTAATGAAATATCTACAAATGTTGCTGGTTCTGCACAACTTAAACAAAAATCGAATAAAAAAGACGATGAAGAAAAAAAAGAAGGTAGTGAAAATAAAACTGTTCTACCAGAAGAAAATTGTAGAAAAATTACAAAAACAGAACCTTTTAGTGTTGATATAACCGAAGGTGATGGGGCTAAAAAATTTGTTGAGTTTTTTGGTGAAGAATTAAACAAAGAATATGGTAAACTCGAAAAAGGTGGGAAATTATATTTAAAAAGTGCTAAGGTATTTGGCGGTGCTAGTAATTATTACAATAAGAAAGGAACTAAACCTGATTATTGTAATAACTATGATGAAACCGTAGGTACTGCTTCATTAAAAGAGTGGTCATCGGAATGTGAAGGTTTTGGTACAGATGGTGCCACTAGATATACCTATGAAGATGGTTACAAATACAATGAAAAAAAATCTGAAGAGAGAGCAAAAAATGTCCTTCAAAAAGTAAGAGAGGGGATTATAGAAGGTGCAAAAAAAATGGAAGTTGAACTACCTAATGGATTTGACTCACAGGACATAGAATATTTACATGGTACTATCTATACAGGTGATAAGGCAGATGAAAAAAAGGCAACATCAAAACTACCTGATGGACAAAATGGGCAAATTGTTATGATAGATGCAATAGTTTGTTATGTACCACCTGGAGAATGTGAAGGGTGTAAAAAACGTGTAGATGGAGAGTGTAAGTGTAGAGAAGAAGATGGTTTAAAAGATGATGGTAGTGGTAATTGTGTTTGCATTGACACAAATAAACCACCCAATGAAAATTGTCAATGTGTAGTAGAAAGAGGATGTCCTAAGTGTCAAGAGAAAGACGAAAATGATGATTGTAAATGTAAACCAGGATTAAAAGAGATTGATGACCCAGAAAACGAAGGACAAAAAAAATGTGTTTGTGATGACGGATCTGATCCTGACGATGATTGTGGTTGTGAAAATAAAAAGAAAGAGTGTCCTACTTGTCAAGAATTAGATGAGGAAACTGATAAATGTAGATGTCAAAAAGGGTTAAAAGAAGAAACTGATGATGAAGGAAACATTAAATGTGTCTGTCCGAATGAAGGTGAAGAACTAATTAAATCTGGTGCTAAATGTGAATGTAAGAAACAACCTAAACCACCAGAATGTAATCAGACATACGAAGTAAAAGGTGGTAGAGGTACAAAACAAAATAACTTTGTTACTAAAACATTACAACAGAAGTGGCCTTTTGAAGGTACTGGACAAGTAACAATTAGTTTTAATCCTTTGGTTGTACCTGACGCTTTTTATGTTAAATATGGTGAACAAGAATTTTGGAGTGGTTTTGTTGGTGATGTCTATAAAATGGGTGATAGTTTATACAAAATGTTAAGTGTACCCAAAAACCAAAAAGAAAGATTTTATAAAGATATTTTTCCTAGTAAAATAACAAGCGAAAATGACACTAGTATAGTTGATAGGTATCCTAGAAACTTCGCAGGTGAGTTGGTATGGTACAAACAAAATGACGGTTTATTAGAATCTATAAACGCTGAAATAAGTAAGGTTGGTGGAACACCAATTAATAACATATTTAAAAATGGTGATGGAAACGCAGAAAAAATCACTAATGGTATAAAAAACACTAAAACTAAATTAAAAGATATATATGATAGTTATGGTAATGTTTTAAAAGGAGACACATCCTTTAATTTGAAAAAAGAAAGAGGTGAAGAAGAGAATATTATTATTATAGTTTTCTCACCATTATCTGAAACATTGTTTAAAATGAAAATAGAATGTAAATAATTTT